TGTAAGATAATGAGAGAAATATTTCTCTCAGTATCTTAATTATATATTAATAATAACCCAGTTTTTATTGCATATTGGTAGCACCAATTTCAAGAGGTGGTCTCATGAAATCAGGTTCAATAGTTGAAAGATTCCATGGTCCAACATATAATTGTGGATTTGGTGGTTCAGATCGGATTTGTAAATTGGCATTTCTTAATGTTTGACCAATAGTATCAATACCAATATGATAACCAGCTTTTAATAAATTAATATTGGCTAATTCACCTTTTCCGGAAGGGTTTAATTGCGCCCATTCACTGTTGGTATCCTTTGGTAATAATTCAGAAGGATTTTGAATACTTTGTTGAGCACATGATGTTGGGACACCAATAGATGGTGTTGGAATACCATTTACAGATGAATACATTTCGTTACTACCTTCTTGTGCTGGAGTTGGACCAGATGGTTGTTGTTGAGGTCGTTCTTTGCCATTACCGTATGCTTTTTTTGGTGAGTCACCAAATTTTTCGGTTCCAGATGATGACTTGGTGGACAAATAGTTGGCAAATAAATTAACAGCATATGCTAATACTATAAGAATGACAATAGCGCCGACACCATGTTTTTTCCAAAATTCGTTCAAAAAAGAAAAAGGATTCTTCATTATATAAAATTAATGATAAAATATTTTTTTAAATACATTTTAATTAGTTAAATTAAAAATTAAAAATGAACATTTGTATAAAATCAATGTTTGTCCTTAATTATTCTTTTTATTTTCATTATTTAAATATTCAATTCATTTTCTTCATTTTCTAAATCAAAATCACTTTCTAAACTATTGTCACTATCACTATCTTCTAAATCATCCAACATATAAGTTTTCTTAATATTCTTTGCTTCTAAATACGCAATCATCATTTCCTTTTTTGCCTGTTTTGCCTTTTCTTTTGCTTTTTTATATATTTCATAATAAAACTCATTTGGTTTTTTAAGTTTGATTGGTTCTAAAGTATCTATATTCAAATTTATATCATTTATTTCCGTTAATTCATCATCATCTGTATAGACATCAGTATCAATCCTTATATCATGAATTCTGTTTTCAATTTCACTTGGAGAGGATGTTTCTTTTTCTTCTATATTTAATTTAATATTTGTATTTTCTTCTATTTTTTTACCATCTTCTTCTAAATCAATATCTTTATTTATTAAATCAACCACATCTTCTTTAATTTCATTTGATTTTTTGTTATTGTCTTTATCATTTTGATAGAGAGGTCTAATAGCTCCATTTTCTTCTAAATATTCATTTTCAATATCTGGTGTAAATTCTTCTAAAGAAGGATCAACTTTTGTATTTATAGGAAAAACGGATTCATTTGTTTCATTCATTATTTCTTCTGTTTTTCGTTCATTAATAGAGGGTTCAACAATATTTGTTTTGTAAATAATTGTATTTTCTTCTAAATTGTTTATCTTGGTTTCAATATCTGGTTTCACACCAGGATTTCTTTTAATCAAACAACTTTCAAACATTTCATAACTATTCAACACCATTGATTGTTTCATTTCTAATTCGATTTGAAAATTTCGACTGGTAAATTTAATACCTTGTATTTCAATAATTGATATAATATTTGTATCGCTCTTAATATCGTCTATGTTTAATGGTACCTCACTTTCGTTGTATATTTTTACTAAAGGAATATTTGTATTATAATTCATTTTTACATTCACACGCATCAAATAATATTTTCCAGATTTATATATGCGAAGAGTAGATGTAAATGCTGTCTCAATATCATTTATTTCTAATTTATTTTGAAACCATTCATCACCTTTTTCATGAATTAATTGTTGGCATTTAGTTTCTAAATTTTCAACCCAGTTGATAAATTCATCATTGGTATTGTCAAACATTAAATCGCAAAACATTTTTTTCCCATTTTTGACAAAGCCCTGTTTTGTTAAAGATTTAGGTGTTTCTATAAAAAATGGTTTGCTATTGTATAATATTTTAGTAAAATAAGCACCTCCTTGAATCGTTGTTGGTTGTCCTAAAGAAATATTTGAAAAGAGAAAATCTTTATTTGGGTCAAATATATTATTTTCCATTATGTTTGTATTAGAAAAAATTACAAAAACTAAAACGAAATGTAAAGAAATAGGAAAAAATTTATTTTTTTTATATGTTAAATATTTATGAAAAATAGTATTATTAAAGAATGTTTAGAAATGTTGAAAAAAGAAAATATTAAATACGAATTGCGAAGTTTTTGTAAACCAATAACGGAATTCATATTATTTGAATTTAAACCCTATATTTATATCATTGTTTCTCTCATCATCCTTATTTTTATAATGATTTTAGTAATATTAATTTTACTATTTTTAATTTTGCGTAATAACAATTTATTATCAAAATAATATCAAAATAATATCAAAATAATTATTATTTTCTTTTTTAAATATATAATGGCATCACGAAGAAGAAGAAGTCACAGAGGAAAACGTCATAATAAAAGCAGAAGAAGCCGCAGAATGTTACATGTTCCATCTAAACCAGGAGCCCGTTCCCAAGCAGGTGGAGCAGTAGCACCTTTAAATCCATCAACTTTCGCCGCAAGTGGTGCTGAAGGAGCCGCACCATATGTTTTATCACAATATGGTGACGGAAATACCCAATGGGATAATGTTTTTAGAGGAACTGGACCATCACCATACGGTAACCAACTTGTAAATTTACAACACCCAGGTGTTACATCCCCAGCAATGGTTCCAAAACCAGAGCCTCCAGCACCGCCAGCTGCAACACAAAAGGGTGGTTCAAGACGAAGAAGAAGAGGAGGATTTATGGGAAGTGTTTTAAGCCAAGCAGCTGTCCCTTTTGGATTATTGGCATTACAACAAAGTTATGGAAGACGAATGAAAAGCCGCAGAATGAGTCGTAAATAAACGCACTAGACATTGACTATATATAAAATAATATAACATGATGTATCGTGTTATATTATAATGCTGTATTTGTATTATTCGTAATCATATTATTTTTATGGTAATAAAAACCTAGAGTTTTTTTTATTCGCGATACGTATTTATTTTTGACATCAAGATTCTCGACTGTATTGTAACGCTTATGGATTCCGCTATCATATTTGCGCTTCCCGCCAGAATCATCCGTGGGTAATTTTATTTTACGATTCATATATGTTTCCTCTGATTGATAGATATGATGCGCAATATAGGCACCGGCATTATAATATTCAATTCGCCATTCATTGAAAAAAGGTTGATTTGTATTGTTTTTTAAATTCAACGTAAGCATTCTTCTAGGAAATACTACAACAAAATAATGTGGATTTGTAACATTCGCTACATATTCGGGGCGAACAAATGTTTTTACATGTTTGTCTAAATACAATTCAGATTTGGTATAATTTTCTAAAATAAGACCACGTGGTTCTTTAATATGATTATTTGTTCCAAACATTAACCAATTTATACTTAAAGAATGCGCAAAATTATAAGTATTTAACAAATGTTTTACTCCCATGAATTTATTCAATACCAGAAACTCATCCGCGTCTAAATATAACATCCAATCATATCCGTGTTGTTTTGCTATCATAACAGCGCGTTTCATTAAAGGCGTTTTCACTGGATTATTCCATGCGCCTCTTTCAATAACAACTCTTTTACTGAAATTATGAAAATCGTTTTTTAATGGGACAATTGATTTATGATCAAAAATGTAAATCATGTCGAAATTTAAAAGTAAATGATGAGCCACCCATTCTTTCATGTTTTTTTCATCTCTCGCGTTTGTAAAAAGAATAACTCGATTTGACTTGTTTTTTTTAGTTGCTAAATGATTGATTGGGGTATAATTCATGCGTTTTGACAATAGCATTTTATTATATTATATAATATATATTATATAAAATTATGACATCAAAAGTAAATTCAACTAATAAAACAAAAGAAAACAACAAAGAGAGTAAATTGAACCGAAGTGGAAGCTTAAATAAGCTTTTTTTCGGAAATGTAGAGAACGAAGAAAAACAAGAAAACGAGAAAGTTAAAAAAAATGATGTTTCTAGTAATGACGTTGAAGAATACGTATCAATTAATATTGAAGAAACCGAATTGCTTTATCATTTTTTAGATGTTTCAAATAATGAAGTCACCTGTTTAGAAAATTCAAATTACTTAAGAGATGAAATGAAATTTTTAAATAGTTTTTCTAAATTTTCAGAAACAATTAATGACGCTTTTATTGGAAAACGTGCGTATAATTCAATTACTCTGGATTTAATTGCCCTTTATTTGAAAGGTCAAAAGATTTTATATGTGGAATCAAAAACATATTGTGAGCAATGTCTTTATTTTATTATGCTTCCTACCATTTTTATATCATCCGCATGTACGGTTTTGAGTATTACTCTGGGATTTTATGAATACGGCTCAACCATTGTCTCCGCATTAACCGCTTTTAATTCTTTTATGCTCGCATTAATCACTTATTTGAAATTGGATGCGAAAGCAGGTGCTCACAAAACATCAGCATATCAGTTTGATAAATTAGAAAGCACTTGTGAATTTTTATCAGGGAAAGTGTTGTTAATGAGGGACGACAAATTAATACAAGAAGTAGGCGAATTTGTAGAATCCGTACAAAAAAAAGTAGAAGAAATTAAAGACACAAATCAGTTTATTATTCCGGAAATAATTCGTAGTCGTTATTCGAATATATATTCACATAATGTATTTGCGATTGTAAAGAAATTTAGAACGAAATTTTTATTGGATAAAAATCGTCTTTTTTTGATTTACCAGGAAATCAACCGGCAACAACCGATGGTGCGAAAAGAATTGATTGAAGAAAAAAATAGAATATTATCCAATTTGATTAAATTCAGGGACATTGCTTTGGAAATAAATCAAAAGGTATATTATGAAATAGAGTATTTTAACAGAGCAAGAAATAGTCGTACAAGTATGTGTATGTGGTTGAAAACTTGATAACTTTGAATTCTTTATAATTTTTTATTGACTTATATAAATAAACATGTCATTTGAACAAAACATACAAAAATGGGTATCTCTGGATAATAAAATTAAAATTTTAAATGATAATTTAAACCAATTGAGAGAACAACGGGCGGAATTATCTAAATCGTTGTATACTTACGCAGAACGAAATAATTTAAACAACGCCAATATTCAAATCAGTGACGGTAAATTAAAATTTGTTACCAGTAAAGTATCGAATCCATTGAGTTTTAAATATGTGGAAAAGACTTTAGGAGAAATCATATCAAGTGAGGAACAAGTAAAAAAAATTGTGAATTATCTAAAAGAACATCGTGAATTTAAGACCGTCCAAGAATTGAAACGATTTTCAAATTCTAATTCTAATTCGAATACTAGTGAAAATTAAATGAAAATCTGATTTTTACTTTAGTTTATTTCGCTAAAGTAAAAATAAAATTATATATACATATTGTATATACAATAATGAATCAATATATAATAACTGGTGGAGGCGATAATAACAATTATGGTGTATTACCACCATTGTTTCATGATCTTGGTGAATATTTTCATTCAATGAAAGGTGGTTCGGTTACTTCAATTGATCATATGGTGGTTCCGATGAGTTTATTTTCGGGTGGATCAACTCATAATAAGAAACGCGATTATGAAGAAATCAATCACGATGAAGTCATTAAAGACGATTTATATGAAAAATTATTTGAATTATTACAAGTCAAAAATAACAAAAAAACAAGTAGAAAAAAACGGAAAACAATATCAACCGAAGTGAAAAAACAGAATAACACCCGGAAAAATATATAGATTTATCTCAGTCAGTGTAATCTAGTCCGTTGTTTCATAAAATCCCCTAGCAGATTCCCAGTTTTCACTGATTAACCCCTCACTAGTTAACCGATGTAATATGGATAAATAACTGCGTCCATGTAATTTTGCGATTTGGCGTATCGTTAATTCTTTTATTTCGTATTCATTATGAAGACGATTGATTTCATTCATACTCCATTTTTTGAAATGTCTTGTGATTTGTATTGGTTCGCTTATTATTTGCTCTTGTTTGGCAGTTAGCATATAATGTAAATAACACCGTTTTTCTTTAAATAATATTTTACTAAATAAAATATAAATAGAATATATATTTTATTTTTCGTTAATATCATAATTTACAACTAGGACATTTGTTTATAACTCTGTGTGCGAGTTGTGAAGCCATTTCTTTTTTTAATCAATTTCATAAACACGACAATTAAGGCAATAAATAGTATAAACAAAATTATAAAAACCAAAATTTCAGCACCACTCATGATATATATATTATAATATTTTAATTTTATTAGTAATTCATTCAATTTTTAACAAT